CGACCCAATCACCCAAAATTTCTCTTAGTGTAAAATGATGTTATCAGTTATATTTTGGTTGTATATTACAACAGTTTTGTTTTTTTGTATTTTATCAGAACACGCCAATATATCCAAAAATGATGATTTCGATCTTCTACTCATAATAATATTATTCTGCTATTCTGCATTGTCGATCATTAGAGCTATATCTAAATTGAAATAGATAGTTTTTTAAAAATATATTCAAGAGGAATTTTTTTATGATATTAATATTGTTTATCGTTTGTGTTGTTTTCTTCATAACAAGAGAAGACTAATAATTTTAAAGATTTAAATTTGATATAAGAGGATATTATATGGAAATTTCTGGAAATGCCTGGATAGGAAAAACGCTTATTGAAGCACAAGAGTATGCTAAGAATGCTGGATTCACGACAAGAATTATTGAACTTGATGGTAAACCAATGACGTTGACATGCGATTATAATCCAGGTCGGTTTGGTTTGACTGTTGCTGAAGGTATTGTGGTGGGAGTTAGTTTTGGATGATGTGACGACAATATTGATTTTATCTTTTGTGTAATAGAAATGGACCTAAATCAGGTCCATTCATCATTTATTCTTGAATAATTTGGGTTGATCCTCCAGGTCTAGGTGGGAGAATCGGTATTATTTTGTTTTGTTTCGTCAACCATTGTGTGACAAATCAGAGCAACATAGAAGAAGAAAAGAAAAAACAATAAAACAGGTATCATCATGATGCAAAATAATAAAAATGTCATACAATTCCTTTGGGGTCTTTCTGGATAATTTCTGGTGTTGGTGGTGTAGTTTGTTGAATCTGTGCGTTCATGGCAAGATTAAACAGAAGTATCTTACTCATATCTTCTGAACAATAAATCACATCATCGAGTCTCCAATTAATATTAGCATATACACAATATGTTGTAACCAAACCAGGATTCAGACGCATATAATAATAATCTGGTTTTCCAGATGTCACCACCATAATAGATGATACAAATAAGACGATTACCAACGCAATTATTAATACATAATGGACAAAATCGAATAGAAAATCTTCGAACATAGATAACCTCAATTATACAAAAATTCCGACCAATCTGGATACGATTCGCATTTGTTACGCAGGATAGTGGTGTATGTGTAAATATTCAATCGAATTGGTTTAGTGTGTAAAAACATTCCTGCTTCTTCTGGGGTTCTATCTGCTTTCGTTATATTACATCTTCTGCATGCTGTAACAAGATTCTCCCACTTAGAAGTCCCGCCTCTTGATTTCGGTAGAATATGATCAATCGTGAGGGTTCTATCAGTGCACTTCTCTTTACAATATTGACAAATATTTTTATCGCGAATCAAGATATTCTTCTTCGATAATTTATTATTCCTGGGAGGTAATTTGTGAAAATTAATCAAACGAATTACAGAAGGAAGGACGAACTGTGAAGAGATAGATTTCCATACTTGTTCAGTGAACTTTTCAGTTACTGCAACACCACGATAGATCAGACCGACCGCTCTCTTCACAGAAGTCGTTTGTATGGGCAAATATTGAGAATTCAAAACAAGTACTGACATCTATCTCTCCATGGAATTATTTATGACTCGCTTGTGATCGCTTAGTAAATAAGCCAGCACGATTATGGTAAGCTGTCCATACGACAGTTCGGTCGGACCGTTTCATCTTACAATTATCCATTAATCGACGAAGAGCAGTCTTACGTCCAATCTCTTTCACGTCGCGATCTCGCGAATCTTGAGTCGCAAATCCTACATATTGGACATCAGTCTCATCTAAGATTTTTGCGATAGTAATCCGTGAGCCATTGAAAACATCATACATAAAATCAATGGCCATCTTCTGGTCGTTCATATTAAATCGAATCATAATCAAATACTCCTGTTGTTAGTCAATTCCTAAAATAGTTTTACGATAAATTGATCGTGTTAAGATCGAATCATACAGAGCTTCATGCAATTTTGTCTCGTCTACAGCAATTCCCAAGGCTTTCGCCACAGTTGATAATTTGAAATTTGGAAACTTAGACCTTTCCTCTTTAAGAAATTCTGCAGCAAATGTAGCCACGTCAATAGTTGGCCACCAAATCCATGAGCCATAATATTCGTCTCCACAATTGATGAAGAATTTGCGCAAAAAAGTGTCATCGAAAGTCGAATTGTATCCAACCAAAAAGAACTTATCAGTCTTGTTGAATTTCGAAACATACTTAGAAAATATGTTGATTAAGATATTATATCCTTCTTGTGGAAGAATGTGATTCTGTAGATCTTCTACAGTCACCCCATTAATCTTCATTGACTCTTTAGAGATCAGCTGATTCTTAAATGGTTGAACCTTAATATCAAATGTTTCTTGAACTTCTCCGTCAATATCAATTAATCCTGAAATTTGAATAACACCATGTTTCGATGGATCGATCCCGGATGTTTCTGTGTCGCAGAATAAGTATTTTACAGACATTAACACTCCTTAATTAAGAGGACGAGATCGTCTTCAAACTTAACAAGCTCCCAACCACAATCCAACATGTCAACATTGTAATCAGTAACATTAATCCACAGTTCCATAATTCGTAGCATTATATATTTTCCTCTAACTCAATTATACCTTACAATTTGGCAGTTGCGACTACTTGCGACGAAGGCAAGTAGTCTCAGCGATTTCTTCAAAGTCTGCACGAGAATCAGCAAAAGTCAGGATTTTGGCAAGCTTCAAAAGCGCACGCAGCGATAATTCCCGCATCCGATTTGCATTTGTCCGAATATACTTCATGATGAAAGTGGTATCCGATTCGGTCAAACCAAGAGTATAAGCCATATCAGTATTCTTCAGAACATCTTCCATGCGAATAAGATATTCGCGAGTCGAATTCATATTCAAATCAATATAAAACGAACGGGAGATAAGAGCTTGGAAGTGCGGGGAAAGATTCTTTCCTTGAGAAATCGCAGTTTCGAAATTCTTGTTCGTGATGAAAATCATCGAACCACGATATTCAAATGTATTGGGAATCGCTTCACCAAACTCATCGATAAATAATTTCTCAGAAGCCCAAGAGATAACACGACGCTTTGACGAATCAAGAGCAGCCTTCAGAATATTAAGAGCAATTTCATCGTCAAAGGCAGAATCAGCGTCGTCGATAAGAATAACAGAATTCTCGGAGCGATTATCCCAGAGAGCCTTGAAGAGACCAGTCGCCTTCACGAATCCAGTGATCTTTTTGTATTTAATCTGATTAGAAGCTTCAGCAGTCTCTAACATTCCTTCGATCGTATAAGTCTTACCGATACCAGCAGGACCAGAGACGATCATGCTGCGAACCTTTCCGGCCACAACACCAGAAGCCATACGATCTAGCGTCCGGAAGCGACGACGTTGACTATCAAGAATTTCTTCGTCAGTTAATTCAACCTTAATATTGTCAGTTTTCTGAGTGGGAGTCGATGTCACGCAATTAGAAATATCGTACACACCACGACTGATTCTATTCGCAGTTAGGAATCCAGGATTCACTTTATACTTCGCCGCAGTTGACATTAATTGTTCACGATTGACGGTCGTACCAAACTTCGTAACGAGCTCGTTTACCAGATTAACCTTATTCGTGTCATTCATATAGAACCATTATACCTTATTGGAACCGAGGTAGCAAGGATTTCGCAAACTATATCTCCCTTATAAATCAATCACTTGCACCAAGTCGTTGAAAACAAAGGAGATATAGTTTTGGTGAATCCATGGAGGTTCCATCTATACCCACACCTGTGTTATTGCCTGCATGGATCGTCCCAGGGACGCACACAAGCGATCTCTGGATTCAGGTGGTCCATAGGTATACCTGGTCTCCCGGAACCCCTGCAGCGATATCAAACTATATCTCTCTTATGAATCAATCACTTGCACCAAGTCGTTGAAAACAAAGGAGATATAGTTTCGAAAAAAGTTGCTACCTCTGTTCTAATACGCTATAATGGTTCTATGGAATTCGAAAGAAGCAAATTTTTTAACGCTGGCAATAACATATTGTCTTATGAGTTGAACGGACAACCGAATTTTGTGGCTCGGTTCAAATACAGGAGCTCTCCTGTCACGAAAGCAAAGTTCATGGCCGTGCTCGTAAAGTATTACACTGTTGAGGATTACTTCAAGAAGCTTGAAGCTTCCGCCCCGCTCCAAGTTCTGATGAACGATGGGTTGTTGGTGCATACTGGTGGCAAGATTATCCTGGATGGAAAAGTTATTAATGGATGATTCGGTTCGATAAATTAATTTCGTTGAATGCTTGACAATCAACGAAAGATCTAGTATAATGGTTAAGTAGAGAAAATTCTCAAAAAGGAAAATTAAAAATTATGGCTCGTGTTAAAATTACTCGTGAATTGGCCCTGCAGGGTTTCGTGACGTCTCTTTCGGAGACTTTCGGTGGGGGTGACAATAAGGTCTTTACTCGTGCGAACGTTGAAGAGATCGGAAAGACGAATGGTGTTGGATTCACCATGTTCGCTTCACGGAATCAAGGCTATGGAAAGATGACTCGTCTCGGCCAAGGCCAATACACGATTCCCGATTCCTGGGTTACTGGTAAAGCACCTTGGGAAGGTGTCACCGAAGTGATTCCTGTTGCTAAGGTTCAGAAACCCGCAAAGGTTAAGACTGATGATGGTTCCGCTCCGAAAACTAAGCGAGTTCGGACCAACAAGAAGATCGTTGAGTCTGAAGTCGTAGAAGTAGAATTGCCGATCGTGACTTCGATCAAAAAGAATATTGAGAAAAACAATAAGAAGATTATGACGAAGAAAGAACTCTTCGAGAAGGCGAAGGCTGAGATTGCCAAGAAGAAGATGAAGACGGTTGAGGTGGGCGAATAATAATCTATCTATTGATATTTTCCTGTAATAGTAGTATAATAAATATAGGTAAAATTATGATTCTCTTAGACTTAAATCAAATCGTTGTATCAAATATTATGCAACAGATAAACATCAGCAAGAGTGACACTATTGAAGAAGATTTTCTTCGCCATATGATCTTAAATTCAATTCGTTCTGTTAGATCCAAGTTTGGTGATAAATATGGCGAACTGGTGCTTTGTTCGGATTCTTTCAATTATTGGCGCAAATCTCTCTTTCCGTATTACAAGGCCAATAGAAAGAAATCTAGGGATGCATCGATCTTTGATTGGAATGCGATATTCAAGACTATCAATAAGATCAAGGGAGAGATTCGGGGAAACTTCCCTTATCGATATATTGAGATTCCTACCTGCGAAGCCGATGATGTTATTGCAATTCTAACCAAAAGATTCTCTTCTTCTGAGAAAATTCTCATTATTTCTGGAGACAAGGATTTCGTTCAATTACAGAAGTATCCTAATGTCTCACAATATTCGACTATCATGAAGGCGTGGATTAAAGAAGAACATCCTAAGAAATATCTACTTGAGAAAGTTTTATCTGGTGATACTGGCGATGGTGTTCCGAATTTCTTATCCGACGATGATACCTTTGTTACCCAGGGTAAGAGGCAGAAGAGGTTGACTCAGAAGAAGATTGATCAGATTCTCGCCTGTTTCAAACCTGAATCTATCATGAATAATGCAGAATTGGCCGGATACATGCGCAATAAATATTTGATCGATTTTGATTATATTCCTGATGATCTTCAGGAAAATATTCTAACTGAATACGATAAACCGATTGAAACCACTTCAACACATGTTTATCGTTATTTGATGGCGAATGGATTGAAAACACTAATAAATAATATTGGAGATTTTTAACATGTATCAAAAACCGATTCCCGATGTTCTGCGTCTAGCAAATGAAATTGAAGAGCCTGAGGATAGAGCAAAATTTCTCAGGCTCCACATGCGTGAAGCAATATTCAAAGTTCTAGCTTGTTTTCATAATGATTCGATTGAATTCGGAAAATTCAAAGATATCAAATATTCAACCAAACATAATAAATCCGGAATTTCTGATTCAACACTTGATCATGAAATGAAAAGATTATATATGTTTACAAAGGATAATGCTCTACCGGAAGATCGGAAGAGGGTCAAATTAACTCAAATTCTTGAGAGCATGTATGCTGAAGAATCGGATTTAGTTTACGATTACATTATCCAAAAGAAGAACCCATATAAGAATCTAAATAAGAACTTCATTAAGAAATTCTTCCCACAAGTCTTATCTCATTCTCTTGATAGAAAGTAGTTTACTTTAAGATGGATGAGTAGTATAATATATAATAGGTGATATGATATGACAATTAAGAATAAGAACCAAATTACATTAGATCCATTTACTTTGAAAGTTCTCGCAAACTTTGCTTCTATTAATAATGGATTGGTTGTCTCTACTGGTAATGAGATTCGTACTATGACAGAAGGGAAAACTGTTTTGGCAGAAGCAACTCTTCCTGACAAGTTTCCTGTAGATTTCGCTATTTATGATCTTCGACAGATGTTGAATTTTATCTCTAGTCTATTTGACAATCCAACAATGAATTTCACATCTAAGTATGTTGAGATCACAAGTGATAACGATCTGACAAAGATCTTTTATTGTAATTCGGATTTGATTTCAACTCCTTCGAAACGCATTACTATGCCTTCGGAAGACATTACTTTTCAAATATCCGATGACACACTGAAGAAGATTGCAAAGTCTGCATCTATTCTTGGGGTAGATGATCTTAAGATCTATTCTAGTGATAAATTTATCACTATTGAAGTTCTTGATAAGTCTAATTCATCGACTAATACTTGGGAGACAAAGACTTCTGGTGAATTCAATTCAGAATTTACAGTATTCATGAAGATCTCAAATTTGAAATTGCTTGAAGGTGATTATAAGATCACTATTTCTAACAAGGGTCTATCATGCTTCAAGCATATGACTAATGATGTTCTGTATTATATTGCTGCTGAAGCTGACTCTAAGTTCTAAGAGTAAGACCTAGTTGAAATTGCCAGACGGTATAGTGATGATTATACCGTCTTTTACATTATGAGGATATTATGAATCGGAATACACTTTGGACAGAAAAATACAGACCACAGACTATTGATGATTGTGTTCTTACAGAAGATGTTAAGAAAGCATTCAAGAATTTTGTGAAGAACAAAGATATTCCAAATCTTCTGTTAACTGGGAAACCTGGTATGGGAAAGACGACAATCGCAAAAGCAACTTGTAATGAACTTGGTTGCGACGTTATGGTTATCAATGCATCTTCGGATGGTAATATTGATACCCTAAGGAACAAGATTCAAGTATTTGCTTCTTCTATTTCACTTTCTGGTGGTCAGAAGATTGTGATTCTTGATGAAGCAGATTATATGTCATCCGCAGTGCAGCCTGCACTTAGAAACTTCATGGAAGAGTTCTCTAAGAATTGTCGGTTCATTCTGACTTGTAATTACAAGAAGAAGATTATTGAACCACTTATTTCACGATTAACTGTATTTGAATTTTCGATTCCTTCTTCACAGAAATCTAAACTAGCTTCTTTGATGATGAAGAGAATTCAAGGTATTCTTGAGAAGGAATCTGTAGAATACGACAAGAAAGTATTAGCAGAAATTATCATGAAATTCTTTCCTGATTTCAGAAAGACTATTTCTGAGATTCAACGATATGTTATTTCAAATGGGCGAATTGATGTCGGGGCATTATCTTCTATTCAAGATGTTTCTATTCGTGAACTTATTGCTGCTCTTCGTGGTAAAGATTTTCCTGGGATGAGAAAGTGGGTAAACGAGAATCTAGATTCAGATGCTAGTTCGATTGTTCGATTAATTTTCGACAACCTTGAGAATCATTTAGAACCGTCATCTATTCCTACTGCTATTGTTATTCTTGCAGATTATTCTTATAAAGCAGCTTTCGTAGCCGATCAGGAAATTAATATCACAGCTATGTTTGTGAACATTATGGCAGAATGCTTATTCAAGAGGATCTAACATGCCCAAACTTGGTGATATTCTAAATTCAATTAATCTCACTAAAGACGCAGATCTGATTGATGAATACAATAAATCAGATTACGTTCCATTTCTAATTAATAGAGGACTGTCTTTCTATCCAGAAACAATCTTACACGCCAATTTCCTAAATTCAAATTGTCATTTAGATCGAATTCTACAATATAAATATTATTTGTCGGCGATCAAGAAGAAGAAAAGATTCTCAAAGTGGTTGAAAAATTGTAAACCATCAGAGGATATTTTGATTATATCTAAATATTACAATATATCTGTTAATAAAGTGAAAGAGATATCTGATATGATTACTTCTGAAGATCTGGACAATATGCGAAAATATCTAGATATTGGTGGATCTAAAGGGTCATCCAAAAAAGGAAACGTTGATGAATGACAGAATTACAAATTGGGTTGAGACATTTATAGAAGTCATATTAGATAATCAAGAAGCTTTTTTACTTTGTAAAGAAACTCTAACAAGAATTGGAATTTCTTCTAATAAAGATAGAAAATTATATCAATCTTGTCATATTTTACATAAGAAGGGAAGATATTATCTTGTCCACTTTAAAGAATTATTTACACTAGATAATAGAGCTTCTGGTCTTGATGAAGAAGATACATCAAGAAGAAATACTATCGCGAAGTTGCTTCATGAATGGGGTCTCTTTTCTATTATTGGGGCAGAATATGTTGGTGAGGATGTTGAGACTGGAAAGAAGATCTATCGATATCCAGAGAAGATGACTGTATTTTGTCCTTTGAATAAAATCAAGATAATCACACATGCTGATAAAGATAACTGGGATTTAGTTTCGAAATATACAATTGGGAAAAAAATATTTTAAGGGAGGCTTAAGCCTCCCATCTTATTTTATTTCGATTTTATCACATACCCAATTTTTCCATCAACACGATCGGTCTTATATCTTGTTGCAGATTCAATAAAAACATTTGTTACAGCATCACTGGGCCACACGGTGTTAAATTTCTCAAATACAATCTCATCAACCCCAGCTTTTGTTGCTTTCCTTGCTTGTGTATAAATTTGAATTGTATTTCCGTTTAATAGAATAGAAGCAAATCTACTGAATTTAATAACTTGATTATCTTTATTAATATATTCACAAACTGATTTTGCAATACCAGCAAGTACATGATAAAATACTGGTGGTGTTTTACCCGAACCAGGTTTAATCGTATCTCGAAGCTTAATCAGATTTGTTGTTAATTTTAGATTCGGATTTCCTTTCAACTTTTCTACTAATTCTTTTTCTGTTTCAGTGAATTCGAATAATTTTTTCTTAGCTAATAGTATTGCAATTTCCAGCGGCGCAGTTTCTGCACCACTTTCGGCAATAATTTGGCTAATATCGATTGCTAATTTGAAATCTTTGAAAATATCTTTATCTTTGAAATTTTTATATAGAGTATATAAATTTGTTACACTAGCTGCTGCGGATTTAGCAGCCGAACCAAACTTAGAAGAAATGTTGATTTGCGAAACACCAGAAGTTAGATAAGAATCATAAAGTCCTTGTGTTACACCCTTCGGAAAATTAATCTTAAACTTTGATAGATCGTCAGTTCCTGTTATCGCTTTAATACCATCTTTAGCATTACCACCATAGCTTTTTCCGCCTTTGATTAATGCAATAGGTTGTAATATCTCAGCAAAATAATTTGTGATAGCAGTTTCGGATAAATCACCAATAACAACAGATATTGGATAATCACCAGCGATCGCTTGTTTGGTTGCTGTATATAGAGGTGAAACCTCACCGAATGCCTTCCCAACTTGTTCTAAAATATTTTCCATTGACAAATTTTCGAAATTATCTAGAAATTCAGATGGTTTCAAACCAGATTTTTCTTTATCTGTTGCTTTGGATTTATAGTTAAAATAGTTTGGATTTGAATTATCCCATTTAGTAGTTTTCGGTTTAATATATTTAATAAATCTTACAATTTTACCAGATTCTCCTTTAAAACTAACAACACCTACTCCTGTCAGATTAGATAACGGTTTGTTGACAGGAGTAGCATCAGAGATATTTCCTGCATCTTTTAGAGTATCAAAAAATTCTACTTTCTGGAATATGAGAGATTTTCCATCTTTATCTACGAAAGTTTCACCTGTTTTTCGACCGGTTAATCCCTGTGATTCTGTTAAATATTCAATAAAAGATAACATTAAATTGCCTCCAGTTTATAATAGGAATAGTTTAGAGTAACATCCGTGGTTATTGGTGTAACGTCTGTGACAGATGCATCATACTGCAAGGGCGATAGGGCAGTTGGGTATACGTCAACGAACGTCACTTTTGCAATGGGATTTTGTTTGTTTGATAAAATGAACAGTGTAGCATCACTGTATATATTAACCCTGTTTGAATTATTTGGTGAGGATCTTGCAATTGATTTATAGGAATCTAGAGATTGTGGGTGTCCGATCCCAAACATCCAGTTATATATTTCGATGTAATTTGCAAGATTTTCTTGAACAATAAAATTCAAGGTAAGTGGATCGAAAGTTAATTTATCACCTGGTAATCGAAGATCCAATAATGGAGTTGGTTGAATTATTTCCCCAAGAGATACACCAGGGATATTGACACTATAAGACAAATATTCAACATTTGGAAATTTGTTAAAAATTAATCGAAAAAGAGCTGGATTTGTTTGATCGAAACTTGCCGGATTAAATGCCATCTGATTCCTGTATATCTATTTTTAGATTTGTAGTTCCTCGCCATAATCTATGATAGACCATTTTAGGAACGATTAGTTCTGTTCCTTTTATTAATTCTACTGGCATGGCATTGTCGAATTGAATCATCCATCCTACACCTTCTATAATATTTATCTTTCTATCTTTCTTATCTCTATGCCATATTAATTCTGTAGTTTCGACATCTTTAGAGAATTCTCTTCTGAAAGAGTTTTCCGTTGTTTTTTGTTGTTTGTATGTCATAATCCTTACCAGAAAAATTTACCGCCACCTTTCAGTCCAAGTTGTTTAGTGAAATATGGAAGTCTACACGACCAATACCCAGGCTTTGTTTTATCTGTTTTCTCTGCGCAACGATGTCTTGCAGCAAATGATTTTCTAGCAGCAGGATTATTTATCTTTGCATTTAACCCAGTGGTATCACCAAACTGGACTTTGATTACATTACCTTTATCGTTTTTAACATAGACGTAGAATTTCTTAGATCCACCACGTTTTGGTGAATTTAATTCTAATTCTTCAGTATCTTCTTCTAGAGGGAGATCCAGAGGAACAGATTGTTCTTTTATCTTAACTATCTTTGCTTCTGGTGTAACCAAATTCGCTTCGAATTCTACGTCCGGAAATTCTTTTGACAGTTGTAGAAATTTTGTGAGATTAGATATCGCATCGTCGATTAATCTCACACGAGAATATTTCTCTGTATTGAGGAATCTTCTTATATATCTTGATTTTTTCTCTGCAGAGGATGCGTCGTCAGTTTCGTTTCCTGCTCTATATATATGAACATCGTTTTCTATATCTATTCCATAACTTGCAAACTTTTTGATAATTGGATTTTTATCATCAAAGTCAGCTCTTGCTGTTAAGATAATGACATCAGATCCAACTCGTTTAGCATTAGCTAATATTGCTTTTAATTTAGCTATTAGTGGTCTTATTGGTTGTGATTCTTTTTCAAATTTATTCGCATTTTTAAATTCAGAAAAATCAAAAGATTCACCTGGCTCCAAAGAATAAGAATTGAATTCTTGATTTGTAAGTGTTTTAATTTTCTTTCCGTCTTTCATTACACCAATAATAGCTGTTGTATGAAATAGTGTATCATCTATATCAAAAATTGTTAAACCAGATTTAGATTCTTCTGTTATTTCTAGTTCTTCACAATATATCCCAAAAGATCCAATATCAGAATCAAGAATCCAGTTTTCTATCTCAGAAAGATTCAATGTATTTCTTACTTTTCGTGCTTCAGCTATAAGATCCATATGCCCTTTCGAACCCCACCGAAAGATACACTCGTTTAGTGGGATATTCTTGGAAATGTGATAATCTAGCGAATTTTCTGAAATAAAAGTCTTGAATGAGTGCATAGTCATATTTATAAATATTGTTTATGTGGATCTATCAAGAAAAAGAATTCCTAGAAGCTAGTCCAGACGATTTTGGATTCATTTATTTGATTACTAACAAAATTAATAAAAGGAAATATATTGGTAAGAAACAATTCTGGTCACATAGAACCAAAAAAGTGAAGGGTAAGAAGAACAAGAAACATTATATTATTGAATCCAATTGGAAAACTTATTGGGGATCTTGTGAAGAATTAACCGAAGATATCAAAATTTTCACTGAAGAATTCTTTACACGAGAAATAATCAAAATTTGTAAGACAAAAGGCGAATTAACATTCTCTGAAGTCGAGGCACAAATAAAGATGGACGTGTTAACATCCATCTTTGAAGGATCTAAGACGAGAGAATTCTATAACGGTAATATTATGAATCGATGGTTTGTTAAATTAAATTGAAAGGTATTTAAGAAACTCTTAAAATGTTGACCAACATATAAAAACTGGGGAGACCTGGATACGTAGATGTAGATCCAGTATGACGGATGTCTATAATATTTGATCCGCTACTCAATGAAATTGTACTCAATTTATCTTTATTGATTGTTTGATTAACTCCTGCAATATTACTGTCAGCAGTTATATATATATTATTCGCATAAAGATAATAAGTAACAGTATTCTCGGACGAGCCTCCACTTACAGGATAAAAAGCACCAATTTTATATGTCCCAGCAGGAATATTCGATATTACATATCTATGTTCCCTTCCCGCCGCATAATTATTTCCATTTTCATCTGTTCCGTATCCAGTAGAATTATTTAAATTTAATGAGAATATTTTACCAATACTATTGAATATTGTTGAACCATTAGTATTAGTTGAAATCTTAGTAGAGAGATTAAAATAATCTGAATTAGGTTGTACTGTATCATCAAATGTACTTGGTGTCACGAATGCTTGGTTGTAAAAAAATTTCAATGATCTCTGGGTACTCGCAGGTCTGGTAAGTAAGAATGGTTTAACAACTGAAGCAGACGCTCGTGTAAATGTTACAACATCAAAAAGTGAAATTTGTCCACTAGACTGTAGTGCCATATATTGTCTCCATTTTAGTGTTTAATTCTTTAATTGCTTCTACTAACATAGCAATCATCTGACCATAATCAATACCTTTCATTCCTTCTTTATTTCTTGAAACAACTTCTGGGATAATCTTCTCAACATCTTGAGCCATTAGACCAATTGATCTGTGATTCACACCAATCTTGTTATAAGAATAACCTTTTAGATTTTTAACTTTATCAAGAGCGTTTGATAATTCTGATATATTCTCTTTAATTCTTATGTCTGATCCAGCATAAACATCGCCTGTTGCGTAAACATCACCACTTACATATAATCTATAAGAAGCATTTGCTGAGGCATTAATCCCTAAGAAAGCGAAATTTGGTGAATTTGTCGTACTGAGACTTTGATTTGGGATTGTAAACCCTGTTAAACTAGAGGCAGTTGTAGCGGTAGCTGCATTACCAGAACATGATGTTGAGCTTCCATTAATATTAGCGGAAATTGTACTGTTAACAGTTAATCCAGCAAATGTCGGTGAATTTGCTGTACCAAGACTTTGATTAATTGTATATTGTGTTATATTATATGCGGATCCATTGATATTAGCGGAAATTGTACTGTTAACAGTTAATCCAGCAAATGTCGGTGAATTTGCTGTACCAAGACTTTGATTTGGGGTTGCAAACCCTGATAAATTAGTGGCAGTTGTAGCAGTAGCAGAATTGCCAGAACATGCTGCCGCAGTTGTAGCAGTAGCAGAATTGCCAGAACATGCTGCCGCAGTTGTAGCAGTAGCAGAATTGCCAGAACATGCTGCCGCAGTTGTAGCAGTAGTTGCATTTCCAGATAGAGAAGCTGTAATTGTTCCTGCCGTGAAGTTTCCAGATCCGTCTCTGGCCACAATAGCTGACCCAGTATTTGCGTTAGTTGCAGTTGTAGCAGAATTTGGAATAGATGTCAATGATGCACCTGAACCAGAGAATGATGTAGCAGTAACTGTGCTGTTGAATGTTGCAGCGCCAGTAACCCGTAGATTACCCGCAACATCTAATTTATATTGAGGATCTGTGGTCCCGATGCCCACATTGCCGCCGAAGGGCATGAGGTTAAAGTTACCAGCAGAAGTTCCGGCCTGATCGACGACCTGCATGGAAGGATTACTACCAGACATGAATGTGGTGAGCAGCCACCCTGATGAAACTAATGTCTGGATCGAAGTAACAGCGAGTGATCTAGCAGTAGCCAAGGTAGTTACTTGTACACTCCCCGTATTCAGAACGCTGAGAACGCCCGGATTACTCGATCCTGCGATGCGAACATTTCCATCAGCTGTTATTGTGATTCTTTCTGTGTTATTTGTGTATAAAGCAACAGGATGATTTGTTGTTGTCCCAATACCAAGACTAGTCCCTCCGGTATTATAGAAAACACCCTTCAGAGTATTAGTAGTATCTGATACAGTAATCCCATCATTTGAAACTGCGGATACATGGAGCTTGGATACCGGACTTGCTGTCCCGATACCGACATAAGAGTTGATTGCCCAGTTTGCCAAAGCAATATGACGATTTGCAACATCCTGAGATATAGCATTAATAGAAAAATATGGAGTGGCAGCAGAAGCATTAAATGTTAAGACAGCTCCCTGCCCAGGACTAGCAACGTCACTATTACCTATATATAGAGTAGTGTTTGTAGTCGTGCCGCCTGCATATATTTTAGCATTACCTAATACGTCTAGTTTATGAGCAGGACTGACAGTTCCTATACCAACATTACTAGCTACAGTTAATCCACCGGTTGCTGTAATTGTTCCTGCCGTGAAGTTTCCAGATGCGTCTCTGAGAACAATTGTACCGACAGTCGATGTACTTGCAGTGATCGTCGCCGAATTAGCTTGATTTGTAATAGTTGCAGCATTACCGTTGATATTAGCAACAATTGTACTATTAACAGTTAATCCAGCAAATGTTGGTGAATTTGCTGTACCAACATTTTGATTGATTGTATACTGTGTTATATTAGTAGCAGTAGATGCATTACCAGATAGAGAAGCTGTAATTGTTCCTGCCGTGAAGTTTCCAGATCCGTCTCTGAGAACAATTTGATTTCCTACGTTAGAAGAAGTTGCAGTGATAGTTGCTGAATTAGCTTGACCTGTTATAGTTCCTGCATTACCTGTTGTTGAATCGGAAATTCGAGCAGAATCGACTCTCACACCGAATGTACTGCCGCCATTCCAACCCATAAGCGTTGGATACGTGGCGATCCAGGCGGTGGCTGCGTTTGTATTGTTGACTGCACTTCCTGAGGGAGAAGTGGCATTGGAAGCATCAAAGATAACATGAGAATTCCCATAATTCTTCCAAGCCAATAATCCAACTACTGCACTGATTGTTCCATTAGTAGCCCAGGTGTCTCTGGTCGTTGAAAGATTAACTGCATTTGTAGCAGTCGCCGCATTTCCGGTTACATTAATGTCCCAAGTCCCAGAGGCTCCAGATCCTGTTGTGTTTACTAGTGTACCAGAACCAGGTAATGTTAAATTTGCCAGATTAGTTGCAGTTGTAGCAGTAGTTGCATTACCAGTAAGATTACTCGAAATATTTGTAACAGTTAATCTTGTACCATCGAAAGTCATATTTGGAGAACCTGCTAGGGCTCCTGCATTATTGTATTGCACTTGAGTGTTGGATCCACCAACAGTCGCAACTGTTATCGAACCACCAAGAGAAACTGCAGATCCATTTATAGTGATTGTAGAATTTGATAATTTAGCATTAGAGATGGAACCTGCTAACATAGTATCAGTTACCACACCGGATCCAATCACTGTTGTTAGAGCAACATTAGCAGATCCATTGAACCCGACTGCAGTTGCAGTAACATTACCTGTTAACGAGAAGGTTCTTGAAGTCTGTAAAGTTGTGGCAGTAGTTGCATTACCAGATAGAGAAGCTGTAATGGTTCCTGCACTGAAATTATTGGACGCATCTCTAGAGACTATTGTATTTACAATAGCTGCTGTATTTGCGGTCGTCGCAGAATTCGGAATAGAAGTTAAAGAAGCACCAGAACCAGAGAAAGATGTTGCAGTTACTGTTCCTGGGAAAGAAGTATTTCCTGATGCGTCTAGAATAGTAGCTGTTCTAGTGATGGTAGTGAAAACACCAGAATATTGTCTAAAATGTATGGGCTCATTACCATCATCAGCTGTGGCGAATTCGACGAATCCAGAATTTGAACCAGTGCCACTGACTCTAATTCTGAAAAAATCATTATCAGCCATTGTACCATATACAAGATCGTGTGCCGCAGTTCCAGACAACACAGGACCGATTACAGACACAGCACTTGTCGCAGAAGTTGCTGTGTTTACTGAGATAGTAACTGTAGTATCTCCAGAAAAATCTGTAGCAAGAACTCCGGACACATTTCCCGCAAATGTTATATTTCTAGTGGCAGCTAATCTTGTTGCAGTTGGGGCATTACCAGTAATACTGGCAACAATTGTACTATTAACAGTTAATCCAGCAAATGTTGGTGAATTTGCTGTACCAACACTTTGATTGATCGTATACTGTGTTATATTAGTAGCAGTAGTTGCATTACCAGATAGAGAAGCTGTAATTGTTCCTGCCGTGAAGTTTCCAGATGCGTCTCTGAGAACAATTGTACCGACAGTCGATGTACTTGCAGTGATCGTCGCCGAATTAGCTTGATTTGTGATAGTTGCTGCATTACCAGTAATATTGATTCCCCAAGTACCAGTTGCTCCAGTTCCTACTGTGTTCACTAGTGTTCCAAAAGTAGGTAAGGTAACAGAAGTGGTGCCACTTGCAGTTAATGATATATCGAACGCATTGATGGTAGTTAAATTTCCACCAAGAGTTATAGTCTTACCAGAATTGTTTACCCCAGTTCCACCATATAGACCTACGATTACCGAACCATTCCAAGTTCCTGAAGTGATTGTGCCGACCGAAGTTAATGAAGAAGCTAAAACACCAGAACCTAAAGTATTTGAAGATAATACAGAAATTGCATTTATTCTATAGACGTATGTAGAAGCAAGATTTGAATCACCCACTACATCTAATTTGTACCCAGGACTAGTCGTTCCGATGCCCACGCTGCCGTTTACGGCGAGAGCTGCGGTTGTGTAATTGGCATCCGCATATCCGATATTTAAACGAGGATTAGTACCACCGATCGCTAGACCATAACTAGATCCACGCAAACGAACCTGATCGGTCGAGACGGTATTAAACATCATGTCGCAATACACGTTGGCCGATGAGGCAAGTACCAAACTTGGCCCTCCGTTTGAGGTTAAGTTTAACCCCATTTTTATATCAGAGCTTCCTTCAACGATATTTAACTTCGCAGCAGGACTCGTCGTTCCGATGCCCACGTTGCCGCCTAAAGGGGCCAATGAAATGTTACGATTAGCGACATCTTGCGACAGAGCGTTAATGGAAAGGTACGGAGTAGCAGCGGAAGCGTGAAATGTTAAAAACCCACCCTGCCCAGGACGACCAACGTCACTATTACCTATATATAGAGTAGTGTCTGTAGTCGTACCGCCTGCATATATTTTAGCGGAAGCCCCTAACACGTCGAGCTTATGACTAGGACTCGCAGTTCCAATGCCCACGCTGCCAGAGCTATCTATTACCATCCTGTTACTAACGTCGTTAGTACGAAAACTAAAAGCATTTATGGAGTTGTCGTAAACGATGGAACCTATATCATCATCCGCACTGTCCCCCATTTGAATAATAGATTGTCCTGCTGTGCCAGAAAGAATACAGAAACGAGCAAGGTCATTTACCGTAGCAAAATTCTGAAACACAGCGACTGTATTAGCTGCGCTAACTAACGAAGGTGCCGAGCCTCCAAGCGAGACGTGTAACTTTGCCGCAGGACTCGTCGTTCCGATGCCCACGCTGCCATCAGAAATAACTCTAATTCTTTCAACACCAGCAGTTGAAGCAGCAATTGTATCTGCTGCCGGGAACCAGAAACCAGTATTAAGATCACCTGTATTTGAAATTGAAGGCGCAGAAACAGATCCGTCTCCAAAAGCACCAACTCCTGCTACAGTTAGGAGGGCATCAGGACTATTCGTCCCGATTCCTACGTTTCCATCAGCTGTTATTCTGATTCTTTCTGTGTTATTTGTAAATAGACCAACAGGATGGTTTGTTGTTGTCCCAATACCAATAGAATTTCCTCCGGAATTATAGAAAACACCTCGGAGAGTAGTTCCATCTGTAGATGTTACACTGATACCATCATTCGATAATGTGGCTATATGAAACTTAGATGTTGGAGTAATTCCGATGCCAATCTCACCTGTTGATAGAACCCGGAATCTTTCAAAACCAGCAGTTGAAGCAGCAATTGTATCTGCTGCTGGGAACCAGAAACCAGTATTAAGATCACCTGTATTTGAAATTGAA